ATAATCAACTTGAAACTTCTATATTTATTTATCTATTAAGTAATGCTTCTCATAAAGATTGTGAAGTTGTTTATCGTAGGAAAAAAATTAAACTTAAAAGGGGACAAATTTCTATTGCTATCAGGGATTTAGCAAACAAATTTTCATTAACCTTTACTAAAACCAAAACAATCATAGATCATTTGATTGCAACTAATAATATAAATCAAAATCTAATCAAAAATTTAAGCATATATACCATTGTAAAATATGACAAATATCAACATTCTGACGATAAAAAAAATCAAAATCTCCCACACAGAACAACAACTATTACTACTAATACTACTAGTATAGATAAAAATATGTTAAGTCTTAGCAGTATGACTGGTTTACCTAAGAAAATTACTTTACCTACCTTGCAAGACTTAAAAACCAAGATCATTGAAAAACCTAAAGAAAAGAACGAATTTGAAATTATGCGTGAAAAACTTGACGCAGAAGATTTTGAAAAATGGGTGCTTCACAAACTAAACTCTTGATTTTATTATCTATTTAGTTCTTTAAAAATTATATATTTACATAACCATAAAATATCTTTATTCGGACTGCATTAACTAAAAGGAGAACTGGTTATGAAAATAGAAAAGGTAATAGCTAAACTTGAAAAGGCACAAGACAAGATCAATACAGAACTAGATGCTTTAAGAGAAATGCTAGAAGATCATCTTGAAGAAATGGAATCAGAAGAAACGTATGACGATTCTGACGAGGACATGGACGAAGATTATTCAGATGATGAAGATTTAGATTCTGACGAGGAATAAACTCAATCAAAGATAAGCTGTAAAGCTGGAAGGTTATCTAACCTTAAACCAATGAACACTAAACTACTGTCTATTAGACTATGGGAATACTCATGTATTTGTCTATTCTTGCTTTTTGTGTTTGTACTTGGCTCATTCTTTCCGAATGATTACACCAAGTCTATCATAAGACAAAAAACAATAGATGAAATTAGGAAGATAGGTTCTTTTTATGAACCTAAGATTGAAGTTATGTCTAGCGAAAGGTTTATATCATCAATGCAGAAATGTATTGCTTTTCATAACCTAGACATAAGGAAGCAAGACCAAATACCAACAGCATTAATAATAGCACAAGCAATCGTAGAGAGTAATTTTGGAACATCAAGATTTGCAACAGAAGGAAATAATTTATTTGGAATTAGAGTATGGTCAAAGAATGGAATGTTGCCACTTAAACAAGACCCATCAATAAACTGGAGAGTAAAAACATACAAAACTAAATGCCAGTCAGTTAAAGATTACATAAACATATTAAACAATAATCATCACTACGCAGAATTTAGAATAGTAAGAAGCAGAACAAAAGACCCAATGATATTAGCAGATACATTAGATAATTTTAGCACTAGCAAAGAATACGCAAATCATGTTAAGCAGATATTAGTTAAATACAAAGGCAAACTATGATAAAGCTTTTAATTAAGATTAATCAGTTTTTAGATAAGATTATTTGGAAGCATTTTAACAAACTAAGGAATAAAAGATTAAATGGCAAATGAGACAACATCAACTTCGCTAAACAAACTTTATACAAACAAAGTTAAAACAAAAGGCACATATAGAGTTTATAAACCTAAACCATTAAAAATGCCGAGAAAAAAGAAATGAAAAAACCAATCTGGGAAACTAAAAGACCAAGAGGATTAGGCAAACCAAAATCCTTTAATAAAAAATCTAAAGCTTATAAATCTGCAAGACGATCTGCTGGACAAAAGTTCGGCAAGAAATCTAGTTTTGTTAAGAACCTTTACATAGCCAAAAGACTTAAAAGAAAATGAACTTAGATAAGATAACCTTTGGAAGCAGGATTATTAATCTAAACCTAATAGACAAAGAACAAGCATCTAAGAAAAAAATATTTGGCGAATGGGATTCAGATACAAACACACTTACCCTAGACAAATCACTAGACGATATTGAGAAAATCAACACTTTGGTACATGAACTTTTACACATGATTCATTGTGAGTATTCAATAGATTTACCAGCTAAGACTGAAGAATTAATATGCAATAGTTTAGCTAATGGACTGTGCCATGTACTTTATCAAAACCAAGATTTATTAGAGTTTCTTTACAAATCCCTTAAAAAAGAATAATTAGCATATTACGATACATCAATCGGTTAATATGGCTAAAGATATACAAGTAATAGACAAGGGTGGTCGTCCACCATTTGAATTTACACCTAAGGTTTTGAAACAAATAGAAGATTTAGCTAGTTATATGTGCAGTAAAGACGAGGTAGCAAATATCATAGGTTGTTCTAGGCAAACTTTATGGAGAAATCAAGAAGCTTTAAAAGCATACGATAAAGGAGTTAATGTTGCAAAACTTAACATTAGAAAAACCCAATTTGATATAGCTACTAAACTAAATTCTAGCATAATGGCTATGTGGCTTGGTAAAGTTTATCTTGGACAATCTGACAAAGTACAAAATACTGATGACAATGTACCACTACCGATCTATGACATTGTTGAAGAACCAAAAGAAGTTATTGAACTAAAAGAAATTAAGAATGAGTAAATGTATATTCTGCAAAAGACCAATGATTAACAAGTTAGAGCAACACATAAAAGCTTGTCATAAGTGTATTGTGGATTTACTTATGAAGAAACATAATTTAAAAGTTAAGAAACAAGCACCAATAAGTATTAGTACAAAGAAATATGAGAAGATTTAGTTTAAGAAAATCTGACAAGAACCCTAGAGGTGGTTTAACTGCTTCTGGCAGATCAAGATACAATCGTGCAACTGGTAGCAACCTAAGACCACCAGTAAAAGGTCGTCCAAGTTCACCAATGCAACTAAGACGCAAAGGTTCATTCCTAGTTAGAATGGGAAGTGCTAGAGGTAGATTGTTTGATGAGAAGGGTCGTAAGACTAGATTAAAACTAAGCTTAGAAGCTTGGGGTTATAGAGGTAAAAGCAAATCTGAAGCAGTAGCTTTAGGCAGAAGATATTTGAGGGCATATCAGAATAAAAAAAAGTAGTGGAATACTTTGTAGTATTCTTCTTGCTGATCTTTAATGGGCAGGAGTATAGACCCATATTTTTAAAGATGGAAGATGGTAGAACCTTCAAGACTTTAGAAGATTGTAATAGATTCGGCGAGAAACAAGGCGAATTAATTATAGAAACTTTAAACGAACAAGGTATTATATATAAGGATTTGATGTACAAATGTGTGGAAGAAAAAAGCCAAGAAGCATGATTGATAAGAAGCAACGAGGGTCTAACGATCTTGAAGTAATTATTTACGAACTTAAAAAAGAAATAGACAGATTAAACGAGGAACTTCAGATCAAAGAAATAGAGTTAAAAAAACTAAGAGACAATGATTAATGTCTTTATTGGTTATGATAGCAAAGAGAAAATAGCTTATCACATACTAAGCGAGAGCATACTAAGACATAGTTCAGTACCAGTCAGATTTACACCACTATACCTTCCAAACCTTAAAGACTCATTCACAAGACCAAGAAACAGTTTATCATCTACTGAGTTTTCATTTAGTAGATTTATAGTTCCTTACCTTATGGATTATAAAGGTTGGGCATTATTTTTAGACTGCGATATGCTGTTTACTTCTGACATCAAAGAGTTATGGGATTTAAGAAATGATGATTATGCAGTTATGGTTTGTCAGCATGATTATATACCTAAGCATTTATCTAAGTTCGGCAATCAAATACAAACTGTTTATGAAAAAAAGAACTGGTCTAGTTTAATGCTAATGAATACTGACAAATGCAAACAGCTTACAAAAGAATATGTTGATACTGCATCAGGGTTAGAACTTCATCAATTCAAATGGACTGATAAGGTTGGTGGATTACCTTTAGAATGGAATTGGTTAGTTGGCGAATACCCACACAATCCTAAAGCTAAAAACATACACTTTACAGAAGGTGGTTGTTACTTTGAAAAGTATGAGAACTGCGATTACTCAAAAGATTGGTTTAACATTTATACGAATACAGTTAAGATACAATTATGAAAGCTTTTGTAACTGGTGCTAATAGAGACTTCATAGACATACTAGATTGGTTTTTAGAAGGTTATCACAAGCATATTAAGATTCCATTATACATAGCTAACTTTGGTATGCTTAAAAAATATCCAAATGAACTTAT